AATACCCCCCATTCCTATCGCAAGCATTCCAAGACGTAATAAACGGGCGAAAATACGAACTTGTATGTAACCAATACGACAGGTGTGATTTTGGTTTTTCCGTAGAACTACGACACTCACGCGCGCCGCGCCCAGTTTAACGACATGGTGGTCGGGATTGAGACTCTACCACAGTATGGGCACAGTCTCAAGAAATTCCGTGTAGGGATTGGGGAACACGGGATCCCCATGCATGTGCACTAACTGCATACCATACTCTGTAGCAATGATCCCATATATTGTACGAGTAGGAAAAATTGCACTCCAAATGTTAGTATAGCGCACAGCTTGCTGAACGACCTTATCCATCATCCCTTTGCGTCCTATTACACGCTTACATTCAACAACCAAAATAGCATCTTCAGTAATATATGCTAAGTCTCCCTTGCCACACTGCGTAGATATGATCTCGTACTCCTCGTACGCGGGGCGTCCTAACATTGACTTAACATAATCGAATATAGCTCGCTCCTGAGACACTCGTGGAGGCTCAGTAACTCCACTCACTGTAGAGTCGCTCCAGTAATCATAATCTATCGAGTATCCAGCATCATCAGATTCCCCATCACTCAATGAATGCGGTTCATATTTCACGTCTTCTATTCTGTATTTATCTTTCCACTGGACAACACGAGTGTCAAAGTCCAGGTTTAGAGTTCTACATGGAAGATTTTCTATCTTAGCAATCTGCTTCATTTGCTCTAGTCGCGTATCAAATACCTCACGACCGTGGAAAAACCACTCTCGTAAAGCACCATCTATATTTTGGCACGCCACTTCTCTAGGAGTAAGGGCGCTAGATTCAACTACTGCATGTAATGACTTCATAATGGAGTCTTCTGCTAAGGGTCCAACATATCTATTAAGGGCCGGTTCCCACCTAAAACGCCGCTTGAGGAAGTCAAGCTCACCAAGTGACATGTAAGGTCTAGGATCCGAAGTTTTATCTGGCATCGTGAATACAATATCAATCTCCCTGAGTATGTCAGCCATAACTACATGGTTGAATTTATCACAATTTATATCAACTCCACAAGCTGCATCATCTCCATACGTGATAAGTGACAGTACATCCCTGAAACGAGCTGGTCTATCTAATCCGACCTTTGTACCCAATTCACCCAAACTCTCTAACGGGTATACTTTAAAAAAGCAATACCTAAATAAGAGCGAATTGACGATACTATTTA